GCCTTGGATATCTGCCAGAGTGGAAGCTCTTAAAGCATCTCGAGCAGCTTGACTCATATTTTGGTAGTCAGTAGTTAATTTACGAACTTCGTCTTGAACACCTACTAAACTATTCTGAAGATCAGCGCCTGAACTTTGTAGAGCTTTCTGAGCTTTAGTAGCTCCGTTTGTTTCTTTCACAAACAAAGCTATAGCAGTTCCTAATGCGATGACTCCACCTGCTATGAACAGGAATGGATTAGCCATCATCGCAGCAGTTAGCATATTCATAGCTACCCGTGCTGCGACTAACACTCCGGTTAAAAGGCCAGTGGACGCAGCAGCTCCCGCAGTTGCGACAGCCGTTGTCCCAGCGGCTGCACTAGATACTGCTAAAGAAGCAGCAAAAGCTTGAACAGCAATGATTGCAGCAGTCACTTTAGTAGTGTAAGCAGATATCATCGTCACCTGTGCGTAAATAGCAGAAGCTGCCATAGCTGTTGCGACAGTAGCTAACGAAATAGCAAGTATGTCCGCGTTACGTGTTAAAAAAGCGAATCCACCTGCTAACGCTCTTGCAATTGTGTTCAAAGCGCCGCCTTCTTTCAGTAGAACGACAACTCCATTGAAGATATCATTAAGTGCTGAAGTGAGACCTGCTTGACCTACGGCCTGTGAAAATTCAAAGAAGGCATTTTGAACACGCGCAATCCCAGCTGAGATAGTTTCCAAGGAGCTTGCCAAGCCACGATCAGTCATAGCCGCGATAGATGCAGCAAAACCTACAACGAACTCATCCAGTTTCTTACCCGTGATCTCTTTGTTCTTAACCATTTCGAACAAAGCTTCAGTTGTGACTCCCATAGCGTCGGCAGCCGCACGCATGGCGATTGGAAGACGATCGCCTAATTGACCGCGAAGTTCTTCCATTTGGAGTTGGCCTTTAGCCATGATTTGTGTCAAGGCTCGATACACACCTGCTGTATCATCCGCACTGAGCCCGAATACCCGTGCGCCTTGAGTGATATCGCGGAACGCCTTTTGTGTCTGCTCAACAGTTAACGTAGTTTCGGCAGAAGCTGCTCTAAACTGAGCATACCCGTTAGTCAAATCCCCAATGTAAACCGATAGGTCATCTGCGACTTGCTGAAGATATGAGAACTCCGTGGCGGCAATCGTAGCGGAACCTGTTACACCTTGAAGAGCAGCGTTACTCTTTTGGAAAGAGTCGATTTGCTTTGCAATTCCGGAGATGCCTGCGACAGCACCCAAAGCCGGAAGAACTTCGGCAGTACGCAAAAGCACACTAGAAAGTGAAAGAGCCTCAGTACGGAATCTGCTGAATTTTGCTCCAGCTTGATTCGCACCTGCGCCTGCACGACTGAAACCAGAATTAGCGGAATTAGATGCAGCATTAACCTTGTTCAAAGCGTTTGACAAAGTATTAGCGTTGCTCGCCATAGTCGCGAGATTTTTACCAGTCGGAATATTCGATAACACTGTAAACAACTTCTCAGCATTACTAACGGCTCGGCCATTAGGTCCGCGGAAATTATTCATAGCATTCATCAAAGAGACAAGATTGCTAAAATTACGTGACTTGTAAGAGTTAATCGCAGCGAATAAAGCTTTGATACTCGTAGTCATATTCTTGCTAGGAGCGCGTGACTTAGAGATCGCACTTAGTAGGTCAGTAACACTTTGGGATACAGAAGGGTTGACGCCTCTAAGTCTACTAAGCCCGTCGATTGCTTTTCCAAGCTGTGCAATCTGTTTAATCTTTTCTTGAGAGGCAACTGCCACTTTAGAAAGTTTACTGATGCGCTGAAAAAGCTCTTCGATCTTTTGCCCGGAGTCACCGGACATTCTATTCGCAGTACGCTGAATATCGCGTAAGGCTTTTACGACTTCGTCAGCACCTTTAGAAGCACCGCGAGCGTTAATACCAATTGGGATTTCTTTAGTCACTGGAACCCCTGCCTCTGCTCTTGTTTTTGCGTGCTCGCTTACGTTCCTCCTCGCGAATACGCTCAAACTCTTTAGACATATAGTGACTATCGAGTTGTTGGAAATGCGCTAAAAAGTCACTGACTTTTTCTTCGTTGGAGTCTGATAACGGGATAAGCTCAAGGTAGCACTTTATTTCCATGATGGAAATAGCTCTAGGTCCGTGCTCTGTAATTTTTCTTTGCAGATTAAGCGACTGAAAGGCACTCCAAATCTCAATTTCGAATTCGTCTAAGAACTCGGTTTCTTTTTCAGGTTTGAGATCATTTGGAATTGGGAGGCCTCGTTCTTCCAAGGCCTCCCTAACTTTCGCAGCACTAGCAGTGTTCCCTTTAGGAACTTCCAGACGCTTTAGGAGTTTTTTGCTCTTTCCACGTCTTGCTGAATTTTGAAGTTATCCAAGATGCCGGACTGGGTCACGATATCTGATTGGAAATCAGGTGCTTCTCTAAGAATTTGAACAACATCTGCTTCAGCATAAGTACCCAACTCCGGAATGTCCCAATCAACAAGCAACGCTTCTTGAATGAAACGCAAGTTGACCTCTTCTTGCTGAGAAGGGGTCAACTCTTTACCGCGTGCTCGGGCAGCTTCATAGGGCTTCATGAGACTGGTTAGAATTTTTTGCGCGTGCTTAGAGGAAGACCGTCTGATCTTAATCCAAACATCGGGTGCAAGTTCTACCCAATTACCTTCTTCGGCCAATGTGTTGTTCTGGCCATACTTATCCTTGAAGCTCATTGTAGTTCCTTAAAGTTACTCGAGATAAGAGTATCTCGACAGTTGGAAAGTGTATCCCAGCGTAGGGTGCTTGAGGCCTTGGAAGCCTAAAGATGGGATGATGTCGCTATCCACACCGGATACTTCATCACCACCCTCAGTGAACTTAACACGTGGAATATCAAGATGGTAGCCCGATGCTTTATCATTTGCAAGCATCGGTGCCGAGATCGATAGAGGGGTGTTGTTCTGAATTGCGTTAACCAAAGAAGCGTCACCGAAGTAGGCTTCCAGAGTTCCAGTCAGTTCGAAACGGCCTTGACCAAGCGAAGCATAACCAGTATTGGCAATCGCCTCACGACCTCGCATGTTGTTAGTCATCTCGATACTTAACGAGGTGATAGCAGTCAAGAAGTCAGCGTTGTTGATACGAATCTGGCCGATGTTTGAAGAGGCATTGTAAATTTCGCCTTCAACAGCAGCCAAAGTCGTAGCACCCGTAGTCCGAGTTGTGCTGTAGTTAGCAGCATTCAAACCCATTGCTTCAAAGGCAACTTGAACGTTGGAGCGAGCAGCCAAGTCAAAGGACAAGTCAAACTCAACGCCTCGGAATACGCGATAGGTAGAGACTTCATCAGCGCGAACAACTTCGCGTTCAACAGAGAATGAGCGACGAACAATACCGTTACGGACATAGTCGCCAGTAAGGATACGGATAGTTCTACCTGTGCCTGCATCTGCAGTCCAGCCAGTAGGCGTTGAGTCCAAGGTAAGAGTAGTTGCTGAGACAGAGGCAATACGGACCCAAGTGTTATTTGCGAGGGTAGCGAAGCCGTTTGCACCTTCTGCAATTTTGATCCACTGGCCTGCAACGAAACCAAGGTTGACGAAGTTCAAGGCAATAGTGGTCAGGCGCGGTGGAGAAGCCAAGGCTGCGATATCTGCAGAAGCACCTTCAATACCAACAACACGAACTTGGCCAGAGACAGCGGACTCTACCGTTAGGGAAGTAGTAGTGATCGCTGTAGCAGTAGAAGAAACTACTCTGCGAACAGCACCATTGTTCAACGGACTACCAGTTAAGCGGATAAGGTGTCCGGCTAAGAAAGCCGCACCACCCGAAGCAACAGTGATTGCAGTCGCACTAGTCGCAGTGTACGTGAGCCGTGGAGTGTTCGCCCAAGTGCCACCAAGCGAGGCTTGGAAAAAATCGTCCAAGGCGCTGAAACGCAGACGAGCGCTTACGTCGCCACTGACTTCAAAGCCTAGAACAGGAACGTCAAGAACCTGACGATCTGGTACAATAGTGTCGTCTGCTTCGGTGTCAACGTTCAACGTCATGGACGAGGAAGTAAAACCGATAGCTTGAAAAGCTGGGTTGGCAGGAGTCACACCATTGGTGACCTCCTGAATGTATCGAAGGG